GCCTCTGTCACAGCGTCATACAGCATCTTAAGGGTCATCGGACCACTGGCAGATTCAATGCTGTCATAGCAAATGGTGGCCTGCATCACACTCTTGGGCTTGAAGGAATCAAACCACCCAGCCTCTTTAAGCAAGTTAGACACTTCCTCTCTGGAAAGGGAAGACTTGTAGTTACACTCATTGCAGATCAGTGTGCCTGCCCCACTTGGGAAGGTGTCTACTCTCATCTGAGAAGACAAACAGTTTTCGCATTTTACATTACTCATTACATACTCCCGGTAAATCTAGTGGCGTTGGTGCAGTTACCAACGTACCACACATGGCACACTCTGCGTTCAACAAATACATTTCAATCTCATAAGTCTCAGGATCAAAACATGCTTGGATAGTAAAGATGTTGCTTGCACACGATGGGCATTCCGACGTTGGGATACCCCGTGCATCAAACGATAGCGTTTCTTCCATGACTCTATAATACTATGGCAAAGGCACATCGTCAATAGATGTACGGGTAACAAGAACAATTGCTCCCGAGTCTTCAAACGCTGTCTTAACTCTAGTTACATACTCAACAGCACGACGCTTCTCAAAATCCGAAAGCCTAATAAGTTTCTTAGAATCAATCCTAATAGTGATAAACTCATTATTATCAATTAGATCAACGCTAAACCCTCTTGGGCAGTGATGCTGCAAACTAGCAAAAGCCCTTTGCATTTTTTCGTTATACACTAGGCAACCTTTCTAATTTCATACCGTGGCGTATGCCCATAGTTACCAGCCAAAACAATTAACGCCTCCGCATACGTTTCTTTTGTAAACCTATCAACAAGATTTTTCCGCTCATCATAAACCCACACCATATACATATTTACTCCATTGTTAGTGATTTCCATGTGTTAAACCAGTCGTACTTGTTGCGGTGACTGTTAAACTCTTTGGATGGTTGCCCATCTTCTAAGTATACCCCGCCCCAAACACCCCATTCTTTTCCATTAACGCCTTGGGCAAAGCACCGTTTACGAACAGGACACTCAGAACAAATGCCATCAATGGTTTTCCTTGTCTTTGGATTATCTTCATAGATTTCAAAGAAAATGCTAACGTCTTGGTTTACGCACTTGGCGTCATCCTGCCACATTTGTTAGCCACCTTGGAACAGTCCATCCGTCCTTATCGACGGGGTAGCGAGTAGCAGTATGCCACTTGCCGTCACGGAAGGCAGCATTGGCCTTCATAAAACTGGTTGGCTTCTTGCTGTAATGAACAACATCCCAACCATCCCATTCTAGATCGCTACGCTGTTCCACAATGTTTTCCATAACATCAAGGTCACGAATTACTGCGCGTGAAGAGGACATTTTTAATACCACTTTCTACTATTAGTTCCTGACAATACTCACAAGGCTTAGACAACAGATCGTCGCCTTGACGATTAATTCTAGCAACAAAAATTGTTGCACCTCTAGCGTTTTCACCAGCATCTTTAATGGCTACAGCCTCAGCATGATAACCACAGTCCAGCCTATGACGGCCTTCCATAATAACGCTAGGGTGATTACGCTGCTTGTTATATCCCATTCCTAATACACGGCCCGACTTTACAACAACAGCGCCATGCTTATGCCTCAGATCAGACTTAGTGGCAAGGAATCTCGCCACATTCATGTAAGCCTTCTGCCTCTTAGACAACATTAGTATCTAAACACTCCAACTTCCAAATCCTTTTCCTCAGCCAGACGAACCAGCGAGGAATACCTTTCGTTGGGCTTACTAAGATAAACAAAGTAATCAATCTCTTCAATGTGCTGCTCAAGCCAAGAATGGGCAACCATATAAGACTTGATTCGCATACCGCGATTCTTCATCCCATCCTCGGACAAGTTGACAAAACCAACAATGAAGTTATTAATTTTTCTAGGGCCAACAGAATAAATCTCAATGTTTTTATCATCCCCCATAGAAGACAATGCTACGGCCATAGACCGTAGAAAAACATTATAGTCGTCAAACTGCTTAGTTCCCTGAACCGCTACCTTCATCGTTTGCCTCCTTGAGAGCGTCTAAAATATTCATTAACAAAGATACTTCTTTATGAGATAAAGCGTGAACGTCAACTCTTTTTTCAAGAGAGCGCAACACCTCTCCATCCTCATCAACGGGTGCTGTGACAAGACCACCCCCATCGCCTATCCAATAGGCGTTGTTGTCATAAATGGCTACTTTCACATCAAACCTTTCTGTCTCTTCGTCCTCTGACACATCCCTAAAAGAAGAATCATGTTCTTTCATTGCTTCGATAATAGAACTCTGAGTTTCATTTATTTCTATTGGTGCCTCTACTTCAAGCATATTGTCAAATAACATATAGTTGAAGTAGAGGCTAGCCAATAAAATTAGAGAGAGGACGATGATAGCATAAAGCATTTACTCATCTTCGTCTACTGGTGCTTGCGCCTGTGCAGCCTGATTCTGCTTTGCCAGGGCCAGTTCCATGCTAAGAACCTGCATCTCCAGATCAGAAAACTTCTTCTGGTAGAAGAGGGCAATCTGCTTCCAATCATCAGTAGTTAGTTCGTCGCTCACTTATATCTCCTTAGTGTGTTAAACAGCGCCTTGCTGTGGTTACAATTATAACAGGTCAAATATTTTCTTCAAAGACATTTATCAAGTGTTCTAGATACTTTTGATCAAAATAATCTAGTGTTGCTACAACAGCAGGATCAAAAGCCTGCTCTGTTAGTGCAACGGTATCGTACATGTCTCCTTCTTCACTAAACATCATTGTGACTACCCCCGCCATAAACAAACGATACATAGACTGCTTCATGTCTTCAACATGAACATCCCACAAACCAGGCATTCTGTCCTTGGCTTCGGGCGCAATCTGATACAAAGTTTCTCCAGTCTTTTCATCTAAATGCTCAATAAGCATTCCAATCTCAACAAGTTCATTAATGAAATCGTCAATGTCGTCCTCTTCATAGTCATCATTACCCATGATTAATCCCATTCCTCAATAGTTAGTTTTACATATGATTCAGGCATACCGTCATGTTTCAAACAAAACTCATTAATGGCATCACGAATAGCACACCCTGGCCTAATGCCAATGGCTCTGCCATACACTTCACCATCAATAGTTAGTGTTGCTTCCCACCTGTGAAACGCAACAGGAACACAAACGATTTCCATGTGAATATCCTACCATCACAAAAGCCCAAAGTTCATCAAGAACTCTTTGGCTTCTTCTGTCATTTGAGGCTTTTCTTCCTCAACTTGTTTCTCTTCTTCTGTCTTGGCCCAGGAATGAACTTCAATCTCTGGCTCCAAGTCTCTAGGGGTGCGGCTAATGGCATTAAATACTGATCCACACATGGCATCAGACAAGTCTTTGCTACCCTTGCGGGGGTGGTCCACCTTCTTGTCATTAACTACTTTCAGTTCTGTTAGTTCTTGTAGCAATAGATCAAGATGGGGAAGAGCAACACGGTCCTCATACACAAGCATAGCCAAATCTTCATAGTGCTTCTTGGCTACTGATAATGTTTCAGACTTAATGCCTACCTCTCTCAACTCTTGCTGAATATCAAAAGAATTCCAGCGGTCAAATGTTACCAGCCCTAAATTAACACCGCGCCTGCGAAGGTTAATGATCCAGTTCTTAACGTCTGATAGGTTTACAGGACCATGCTTTGATGGTTCCCACCAGGCAATCATATCTACCACAACAAGAGGAACGATCTGAGTATACTGATTCATTACCTCTACCTGTACCCACTTCTCAACATGGGCAACAGACACAGCACACTTATCTACTCGCTGTGCTAGGTCAGCATGAACAAAGTAAACCTTATCTGGGTTAGGAACCCAAGTCTCTTCGATCCTACGATTGGAGTCAAGGGGGTTGCGAACGGTCATAGCGTTCTGTAGTTTCTCTTTATTCCTAAAGAACGCATCGCTAGCAGTGGTAGGCTGACACAGGAAGCGCATCTTAGCGTCAGCAGGATCAGTCCAAAACGCCATTTTAAAATCTTCAATATCCCTAGTTGGGTTAACCTCCCATGTTGGGCGTTTCAAAGCAAACACATGAGGAACCTTATATTTAGTGATGTGATCCTCTTGCCACTCAATAGTAAACTTGTTGTCGGGGTAGTCATCTGGCAAATCAGGATTCAAAACAAACGTATGGCTCTTCTCAACAACTTCCTTTTCGGCAATAGCCTCATCATATTTCTTAGAAATAAAGTCACCCTC